GTGGTTGCGTGGGCATAAGTCATGAATCGACCTCCGGGCGAGGAAAATTCCCCGGCGGCCTTCCACCGGCCGCCGGGGCCGGGCCGCACCCATACACGCCTCGCCGCGGCCCGGAGTCAGGTAGTCTCAGGCCGGCGGCCGGGCGGCGTCGGCCAACAATTCGAGCCGGTAGACCGGGACCGTCACCGGCGCCTCGATGCCCAGCTTCACCTTCCCGTGCCGGGTGATCTCAAGCACCGTGACCGTCACCGACCCCAGCGCGCCGATGACGACGGACTCGCCGGCCTTGCGCGACAAAACCAAGTTGCCCTTGCGGGCCAGGACGGGGTCGCTCATTCAAATAACCTCCCTCCGGTGGAGACAATGGCCGAGTAGCAAGCGACGAGCTGGGGCTTGTGCGGGTGGTCGGGCGGACGCCGGCCCTTCTCGGCGCCGTGGACCGCCTTCAAGAGCTCGGCGACGGCCCGGCACTCGACGCACTCGCTGGCCGTGGCCCGCGCGACGCCGAGGAAGGACCGGCGGCAGATGCGACAGTTGGGGGCGGGCATCTAGGCACCGCCTTCCGCTTTGAGGGCAAGCCTGGTCTTGCCGGTTTCCTGTTCAAGAAATCGCGTCAAGTATTCGACCTTTCGGCCGAGATCGACCGCAGCTCTTTCCGCGTTCTCGGCGGCCTGCTTCAATTCGCACGCCTGTTGCACGGCCTCATCGTGGGCCGCCACCAGCTCCCGCAATCGCTCGAGCATCGCCGCCTCCAAAGTTTCCCGATGCATCACGCCCCCCTTTCCGGCTCCGGGAGAGCCAGGCTGTAGCCGAACAAAAACTCTTCCGGCAGCCGCCCTTGCCGCCGGTGGAAATGGTCGCGGTAAAACCGCGGCACCGGCTCCGGCTGGGGCAGCGGCCGGCCGAGCAAGTCCGTCAACCGGCCCGGCTGCCACTCGTCCGGGTCGGCGGCTTGTTTCAGCGCGAGGCAATGGGCGAACGAGAGCATCGGCAGCCGGCCGCCGTGCCAGACCACGGACACGCCCTCGGCCGCGCTGTGGCACACGCCGCACAAGGAGAGAAGGTTCGCGGGCTCGTCCGACCGCGAGAACTTAACCAAGTGGTGGACGTGGAGGCGGGCGTGGGCGTCACTGACCCCGCAGGCAGCGCAGAGGCGGTGCCGCTTCGCCCACGCCGCCCTGGCCCGCTCGTCCCGCACGGGCTCTACTTTTTGGTAGAGCCGCGGGTTTGGTTGCTTGTACAATGCCATCGCTGATTTCCTCCGTACACGAGGTTGTCGGCCACGCCGCGGGGCATCACGAGTGCCGCCGCGGCTTTGCCGTTAAATGCCGAACTTGCTTTCCACCCACTCCCACAGCCGAAAAATCAGCCGTGAGCCGATTGCCAGGCTCAGGTAAATCCAGGCCACGGTCAGCAGCAGACCGATCAAGTCATTCATCGTGCGCCCCCGCCCCCGGCCGTGGGGTAGACTGGAGTAGCAGACTCGCCAGCGCACCCGCCGGCCCGACCGATCAAGTCAGAGGACTCGCCATGACCGCCCTCGCCTTCCCGGCGCCCGCCGATCCGACGGTGCGCCAACTCATCGACGCCTACCTGGATGCCGAACTGCCCGAGCTCGCCGTCAAGAGTCAGAAGCAGCGCCGCCGGCACTTGGAGGCGTTCGCCGCCAAGTTCGGCAACTACCCGTGGGCAACGCCGCACAAGAGCGACGTGAAAACGTGGGTGCGGAACAATTCCGCGTGGCGTGCGAACGACACCAAGCGGAGCGTCGTCGTCTCCGTGAAACGGTTGTTTTCGTGGGCCGTGGAGGATGACCGGATCGGCCGCAACCCGCTGGCCAAATTGTCCTGGGAAGAATCGCCGCCCCGGCGGGCAATGACCGATGCCGAGTACGTCCGCGCCCTTTTTGCCGCGCCCTGGAACGTGCGGCGCGTGCTGCGGTTTCTGCGCTATAGCGGTGCCCGCCCCGGAGAAGCCGCGGCGCTCGACTGGTCGATGGTCGATTGGGAAATGGCCGTGGCCCGGATTGAGAACCACAAGACTCGTCGAAAGACCGGCCGGCCGAAATTGATCTACCTCACGCCGCGCGTGCTGCGGATGCTCCGTCGCCTCCACCAGCACCGCCGGCCCGAAGCCAATTGGGTGTTCCACAACCGCTACGGCGGCCGGTGGGACGTATCCGACCTCGCTAACGCTATGCAGCGAATCCGCGGGCGCGCCGGGCTGCCCGATGATTGCTTCCTCTACGGACTGCGGCACCAGTTCGCCACGATGAGCCAGGTCGCCGGCAATGACCTCAAGACCACGGCCGAGCTCTTGGGACATAGCTCCGTCCGAACGACGGAGAAGTATTACGTCCACCTGGCCGCGCACACGCGGTTTCTCACCGACGCGGCGGCGAAGGCCGGTCACAAGGAGCGCGGCCGAGGTCGCGGCTGATGCGGGCAAAGGCCGCCATTGACCCGCCGCCCGAAGCCGCAATTGAAACAAAGGACTTGGAGCGGCGGCACGCTCGGAAAGCCGAGCTTCCGCAGCCGCGCGTAGAACGTCGTGCCCGCGAGCGGCCATTTCTTCCCGGCCAACCGCTGCCGGCGATTCCGCGCGCCGCCGCCGACGTGATCGAGCGTGAGGAACGCCCGCTCGGCCTCGCCGCAACAGGCGCACCGATTCACCCCGCCGCTGTAATGGCTGATGCACGCCGCCTTGAGTTCTGCCGCCCGGACCTTCATTTTGCGAAGAATCGCCGCCCGGTTCCGCTGGTAGTACGCGCCCGCCATGCCCATCCCCAAAGATGTCTAAGGTTTTTGCTGTTCTTGCCGGGTTTGCCGGGTTTGACGCCCCACCGGGAGGACGGCGGGGTTTTCTCTCTGCCGCGAGAGTCGGTGCGGTGAGAGCGGAGATTTGAGGCGGCGGCTGAAAGGTGCCGGCGGCGGTGCCCCTGACCGGGCTAAACGAGTCGCGGCAAGGGAACAACCAACCGCGCCGCCGCCCGCCGGCCGGCACGGTGAAGCATACCCGAATCGGGTTGGGTTGAACAGCAGAGCCGTCCATGCGTTGTTCCCTTTTGACGACGCACCGCCCTGGGTGAGTGCTCGCCGCTGGTCAGAGCGGCCGGCCGGGGCAGCCCGTCGTGACTGTCGCGCAGGTCAGCCGGTCAGGACTGACGAGACAGATTATTGGCAGGGATGTCTTGAAAAGTCAATCCTTTTTTTAGTGTTTTTTTTGGGATCGACATTTCGATGTTTGGAGTTACAATGGGCGCCATGCACAACGGCCACGCATCCGACCACGCCGAACCGCTGACCGACCGGATCAACGTCTACGCTCCCCCGAAGCTGAAAGCCCTGACGGCGCGGGCGGCCGCGAAAGCGCGCCTAGCGATGAGCGAGTACATTGTCCGTGTGCTCGCCGACCATTTCGACAGGGGCGCGTCGCTGCCGGCGGCGGTGCCGGAAATCGGCGTCGTTCGGCGAAGGGTGCCCGGCCGCAAGGCCAAGATTCTGCGCGGAAAGTAGAGAGGCTCGCCCGCGCGCCTTTATAAACCTGCAACCGTTCGGCCCAGCTCTGGAGAATCGCCATGCGCCTTCGCTCCGCCCTCGTCCTTCTCGCCCTTTTCCCGGCCGCCGCCATCGGCGGCCACCCACTGATTAACCCTTACACGCTCAAGGTCGGCCAGCGCGGCGAGTTTGGCACGGCGCGGGCCGTCTTTCAGTTCGAGGTCCAACAGGTGATTGACGGGGAGCGGATGCTGATCCGAGTGATCGGCGGGCGCCCCGTGAGCTTTCTTCTGAAAGGCGTAGCCACGAAGAACCACGCCGACGACCAGCAGATCGAGCTCCGCGGCCAATACCGCGTTTCGGGGACTTACAAATACACCGCCGTCAGCGGCGCGTCGCGCACCGTCTTTGTTGTCGAGCGCTACCGCCCGTCCGCGGCCGAAATCGAGGCCGACCGCGCGGAGACCGACCGCGAGAGGCAGGCCGCGGCGGAGCGCGCAGCCGAAAAACTGGCCGACGCCGAGCGCAAGTCGGCGGAGGCCGCGCGCGAGAAGCGCATCGCGGCTGACCGCGCCACGATGCTGGCGACGCTGCGCAGGGAATGGCGGAGCGGCCGGCTCAGCAACTTTAACTTTGATGAGCCCGCGGCGGCCGCGGCTAAAGACAACCCGAAGATTAAGGGATGGTTCTACTCCGCGACAGCGACGATGCGCGGCATCACCGTCAACGGCAACTACAAGCCGGTCCCCCGCTACTTCCATTTCTTCGTCGTGGGCGGCAAGGTTGCGAAATGGGACTGGTCCGCGCTTCGCGTCCCCGAACCGAAGATTTGCACCGTCGAGGCGCGCTATTAAAAACCCCGGCCGCGCCCCCCATGGAGCCAGAGGCGCGGCCGGTTCCCCGTCGGCCCTGCCGGGAAAGGACGGATCGGGGGTATTCTATGGGATCAGCCTCGGAGCTGATCGAGGCTCACCCCCAGGGTGTCGGCCAGCTTGCAGGCCGTGGGCCAGCTCGGCAGACCCCCGCCCTCGATCTGCGCGAGGAGCTGGTGGGACAGGCCAGATTCTTTCGAGAGCCGGTAGCGCGTCCAGCCCTTCGCCTCCCGGTAACGGATTACCCTCTCCCCGACGCGGTACACCACCTGGGCAGGGGCTTTTGTTTTGCTCATCTCTTCCTCGGGACGAAGGGTGCCCCGCGCCGGTGTGTAACCGACCTCATACCGGCCGTGCCCGGTGACTAGCCAGGCCCGGCGCGGGGCGGGAACGTCAATCGGGCAGCACAAGCGCCGCCGCCTCGGTGAGCCGGCCGTTAATGACGTGGCCGGCGAACTCGTCATCGTCATCGACGCCGTTGGCGACCACTCGCCGCGCCAGTTCAAAGTCGCCGGCCTCCGCCACCATCAATGCCAGGCTGTTGAGCCGTTGGGCCTCGGCGACTTTGGCCTTCTGCCCGGCGTACCAGTTAGGGTGCTGCCCGCAGTCGTCAATCTGCACACACAGCCGCGCGCCGCCCAGTGTAACGGCGCCGGACACTTCGTCGGTCGGCGACGAATAGGCCGCGTCATCGAACGCGAAATAAACCTTCATGTCGCGGCGGCTCGGCAGGTAAATGCGTGGCTTGCCTTTGTCCAGACCCCACGCCTTGCCGCCGATCAACTCCGGCATCGCCGCCAACTGCTCTCGAATCGTCATCGCTCTTTCTCCCGGCCCGGTCAAGGGCCACCGCCACCGGATCGCCGTGGCCGCGTCCCCCGAGTCAGCGGCCGGGGGCTGCCGCTCCTGATCTTACTCCCGCGCCTGGCGCGGCCGCGCCAGCAGCGCCGCGTCGCCCGGATTGTGCCCGCACGCCGGGCAGGTCCAGTCCTCCGTCGGCCGGACCAGGTGGCCGCACGCGGGGCACCAGACGCCCTCGTGGGCCGGCGGGGCTGTCTCCATGTGGCGGCGGAATTCGTCGGCCGGACTGCGTGGCTGGGTCATGATTGTTCCTGTGGATCACAGACTGATGTAATCTAATATATCCTCGTAGTGCTCGATCACCTTCCGCGCCGCGGCCGGCTTCGTCCAGCTAACTTTGACGCGGCGATCCCCGTGATCATCGACCTCAACGACCACGCCCATGCTGGCATGGCCGTCGGCGATTTTTTCCTGCACCACGGCGACGGCAGCTTTCGCCGTGGTGCAGTCTGGGCCGCGGCGGATGACATCGCGCCCGCCGACGGCGATCCAGACGGGGTAGTAGGTCATGGCCGGCTCCCCAGCCAGGGCAATTCGGCGATCAGCCGCTCGACCCCGGCCCTCACCTGATCCGCGCTGTAATTGCTGTCGGGCCGACATGCGAGCAGCCCCACCAGTGACCGCAGCCGCCTCTCCACGTCGTTCCCCGGCATCACGCCGGCCGAGCGCAGTTCGGCGCGGACGGCCGCCAGGGACGTGCGCGCCGCCGCAAGGCGGTCCGCGCCACAATCGTCGGGCAGCGCCTCGCACTCGGCGAGCCGCCGCCGGGCCCAGTCGAGCCTATCAGCGTGCCACCGCGCGGCAACCGACGGGCCGCCGTCGTAGTCAGGCGCAGCCACGTACGCGCGATAGCTCTCCGCGATCTGCTTGGCCCGGCGTGGGCTGGCGGGCTCGCTCGTGCCGGCCGCCGCATACGCATAGGTCGGCCGGTAACGGTCCTCGTCGCCGGGCTCTTGCGGCGGCGACCAGACGCCGCCTAGATCGGTCGGGAAGCCATCGCGGGCGTTATCCTCGATCACGTCCAGGACGTGATCGACCTGCGCGGTCTCGGTCATCGCCTCCAGGGCGGCCATCTCTTTGCGCGCGGCCGCCAGGCAGGCCGCCTTGGTCCCCCTGGCGCGGTCGCGCTCCACTTGCGCCGCCTCGCGCTCGCTCGCCAGCAGACGCAGCACGCGCCGCGCCTCGCCCTGGACGCCAGTCAGCCCGAATCGCTGCGCCACCGTAGTAGCCATCATCCGCCTCCATCGGTCATCAGACCGACATCTGATGTTGGCCCCCGATTCAGCGGCCGGGGGCTGCCGCTCTCAATCACTCTGGATGTAAGTATATGCAACTCGGATTGCACAGTCAATAGGAATTGCATAATTTTTTTCAAGATTTTTTCCGGGCGCGCCGATGCCCCTAACACCTTCACCGCGCGCCGCTCCGCACAGCACGGAGGCCACAGGCCATGTCCGATTCCTTGACGGTGCGCGCCCTGCCACTCGATTCCATCGTTCCCGACCCCGGCCAGCCGCGCCGGGAGTTTGCGCAAGACGAGCTGGGCCGGCTCGCCGCCAACCTCAAAGCGCACGGCCAAAAGCAGGCGATCAAGGTCCACCGGCCCGACCCCGGCGGGCCGTGGGTGATCGTCTACGGCGAGCGCCGCTGGCGGGCCGCGCGGCTTGCGGGGCTGCCGACCATCGCCGCCAACTGCGTCGATCGCGCCATGGGCGGGGATGAAGTCCGCGTCGAGCAGCTCACCGAAAACCTTCACCGCGCCGACATGACCGCCGCCGAACGCGGGGCGGCCTACCGCGCGCTGATGGAGCTCAAGGGTTGGACCGCCCGCGAGCTGGCCGACGCCATCAACGTCCACGAAGGCAACGTCAGCCGGGCGTTGGCCGCGGGCGTGTCGTCGCCGAACTTGCGCGCGCGCAAGTCGGCCGCCGGCCGCGGCCGGGGCAAGCCGGACAAGCGGGTATTCCGCTTCGGCGCGGCCGCCGTCACCGTCGCCGACCGCAAACGCCTCGACGGCACCCGGACGGAAAGCCTGCTGGTGAAGGCGCTGGAAAAGCACCGCCGCCGGCTGCGCGGCCGCGGCGAAGTTTCCGACACGGACATACTGGATTTCCCCGAGCGCAAATCCGACGCGGCGTAGTGGTTCCCCGGCCGGGGCCGCCTCACCCCCGGCGCAACGACAAGGGCCGGGCAGCTCCCGTCACGGACTGCCCGGCCCTGTATCGTTTCGGCTGAGTCGTTTATTCTAGGCGAGTTTCCTGCGGCGCAGGTGCGGCCTGCCACAGAACCGGAGCACGCACGCCAGTTCCAAGAAGTGTTCCGGGAGGCTCGGATCGGTCGGGTCTTGGGTCACTTCGTCGCGGCGGAACTCGACCAGGCGGGCCGCCGTTTCCCAGGGCTCCAGGCCCATGCGGTGTAGCCGCTCCGCTTCGTCGTAGAGGGCTTGCAGCCGGGGCTTCATGCGGCATCCTTGCGCCGGTACGGCCCGCGGCCGCGCCGCCGATCTTCGTTAAACGCGATGTACGGGTCTTTCTCGGCCGACTCGCGCACCGATTGCAGACTCGATCCGTCCGTGATGCGGACGCCGCGGCGGTAGCGGTCCGCGACTTCGCCGGCCGGCGAGACGATCCGGTATTCGGCGGACGCCAGGCGCCCGCTCATCACGACGGCGGCGCGGTGCGCGTGCGTGTAAGTGGCGAAGCACGCCGACAGCGACCAGTCGTTGCCCGTCCACGAGGCCCGGCATTCCAGGCGCCAGGAGTCTGTATCAACCGTGACTTCAATCATTCCTCAGTGCGTCCCAAATGAGCCAGGCGCCGACGATCGTCAACAGCACGCCGGCCACGATCCGAAGGGCAGCGGGGTCGATGGTCATTGCGAGAGGTGGTAGGCGAGCCAGGTCAGGCCGGCGCACACGGCCGAACCGGCGACGGCGGCGAAGCTATAGACCGCGGCCCAAAACAGCCGCGGGGAATCGCACTCGACCGGGCGCTTATCCGGCCTCAAGCGCGGCGTCCGCGGCACGGGCTTTTTCTTCTTGCGTTTGGCCACGAAAGCACTCCGGTAAAGGGCCGCTCCCGGCGGCCGCCTGAACTACCGTCAGCCGCGGCTAACACAGCTACGCGCTGGCGGCGCCTGCACGGCCTGATAGCCCGGCTCCGGGAAGCACAGCCGCCAGACCCGGCAACAGAACGGGTACGACTTCGCGTCCCCGCGCAGATACCACTGTGCCCCGGTCGGCAACACGACGAACGCGCCCGGCGACGGCTCATCGCCCTCGGCCGGCTTGGAGCCGGTCATACACCCCGGCATGGTCGGCCCTTCCTGGCCGAGCCAGATGACGAGCGGCATGTGCTCCTTGCGGCACTGCTCGATCGCTTCGGGGACGGTGTAGCGCTTGGGCTCTTCCTTCCCTGCCTTTTCCCCTTCGGGCTTTCTCGGCGCTTCGTCGGCGGCCGGGCACTTCGCCTTGGCGGCGGCCAGCGCTTCCGCGGCGCGGTCCATGCCGTTGCGGTCGGCGCCGAAGGCGCGGCCGGAGAGTGCCAGGTAAATCAGCGCGGCGATGGCGGCGGGGACGGCGAACGCGCCGCCAATCTTCTTCAGCATGGGCGGACCTCGGAACGCGGTCGGGCGGCAGTCCCTTGCCGCCCTTCGCGCCGGTGGGACGGGATCAGGGGATCAGGGTCACGAACTTGATGATGACGGCCGCGGCGGTCGGGCCGTACTCGGTGATGAGCTTGGCGACTTCCGGGCCGTACTTCTTGACGACGTTGAAGAAGCCTTCGAGCAGGCCGAGCCGGCCGAGCTCTTCGACGTGCTCCTCGCTGACGCCGTGCTCGACCAGGGCCGAGCGCATGACTTGGTGAGACATTGGACTCCTCTTCTCAGGAGAAAAACGGTCGGTGAATCGGTTAGTGCTGGCTGGCGGTCATAACCCGCGGGGCCAAGGCGCTGTCGGGGATGGCCCGGTCTCCCTGCAAAACGCCGGTGCCGTTGTCCTTCCACGAATCACCCCAGCTATTCCAGATGCGCGTCTGGAACGGGTTGATGCTCACCAGGTCAATGGTGCAGACTGAATGACCCCACCAGTTGAAATCGCTGACGACCGGAATGCCGAGCAACAGGCAGGTGACGAGCTGGGCCTTCATGTCGTTGGGGTCGAGGTCCATCCATTCGGTGAATCGATGGAGCTTGGCATTCTCCCGCATGGCCGGCGTGTCGTTGCTGCGGCTCATCGACTGTTGCGGCCAGAATTCTGAGGTCGGAACGCCGTTTTCGGCGATGAACTCCAGCGACTCGCCGCCCCAGCCGCCTTCGTCCCGGTAGCCCTTGACGAGGCACGCGACCATGAAGGCCGACAGGTCGGCGTAGGGCTCGTTGTTTGAGGCGCGGACGAGCAGGGCCGCCGACGTGCTCGAATGCGCCCAGCAGTAGCCCTTGCCGTTTTGGTCGCGCGAGGGGATCGGCGTGCCGAACATCCCGCGGTTGCGCACGTCGGACAGTTGCGCTTTCGCCGCCTTCTGCGCGGCCAGGCGTTCCTCCCATTCCGATTCGGGAATGAGCGGGAGGTCAAAGGGCTTGGCGTAGGCCAACGAACCGTGCGGGAACTCGTTGAAGTCGCGCGGCCGCAAACCCCGCTGCCGGCCCGGCGGGGGAATCAGGTCAAGGTCGCTCAACAGCATTGCCGATCAAACGCCTCCGTATTTTTGGATGAGGGCGACGGTGCCGGCCAGGTCGGAAGGCAGCGGGCCTTCAAAGCCCGTCTTGCCGTCGCTGACGACGAGCCAGGGCAGCGACTGCCGCGGCCGCTTCATCGCCGCCTGCCAGAGCGGGCTTTCGGCGGTCATGTCCGCGTCCTTGTCGAGCACGCGCCACTCTTTGGTTTGACCGTCGGCACCGGCCGGGCAATGCGCGTTCAGGTAATCGCGGAGTGCCGAACTCGTCAGAATCGCCGCCTGGCTCGCGGGCAGTTTCGAGAGGTCGGCCGACTCGTAGACGATGAGGACGTGCAAGCCCTCGGCGGCGATGGGCGCCGGCGGCAAGGGCGGTTCGGGCGGCTTCGGGGGGACGGGCGGCACCGGCGCGGGCGTCGGTGCCGGCCATACCGGGAAGTTCGGCAGATGGAAGTGAATCCCCTGAAAACCGAACAGCACCAACACCAGCGCCACCGGGCCGGCGAAGTTATAGAGCAACTTCCAGAAATCGCGCCCCAGGGTGACGGTGCCGGCGGAGTAGCGGGCGATCTTCCAATAGGCCCGGCTCACCCATTCGGGCGGCGGCGGGACCGGGGGCGCGGGCGGGATCGGCGAGCCGGTCGGCGCGCCGGGGATTGGTGGGGTGTCGCTCACGGAAATTCCTCACTTGTTCTCGGCGCGTCCGTGCGGTGCCATTAATTGGTCCAGGCGCCTGCCGATCTCGGCGAAGCCCGCGCGCATTTCGTCGCGGAGATTCGCGCTCTGCCGTCGGCCGTCGTCCATCTGGCTTTTCAGCACGGCAATGTCGGCCTCGTGCCGCTGCACGGTTTGCAGCCAGTTGACGCCGGAGCCCCCGCCGACGGCGGCGAGGATGGCGGTCAAGACGTAGCCGGCCTGGCGCGGGGCCACGGTGAACGACGGCAAGCCGGCGGGCGGTTGCTTTACTTCCGGCGCCTGGGCCGGCGTGGGCGAATGGGCGTTCACATCCTTGATTCCTTTCGTCGCTCAGGCGGCCCTGGTCGGGCCATCGGTCCACTCGGCGAGCCGGCAATAGATGCCGTCCAATTCCCTTTCCAGCTCCCCCAGGCGGCGCATGAGCTTGACGGCCTGTATCCGCAGCTCGTACAGCTCCGCCAGGGGCACACGCACGGTCAGCGCGCTTGCGCCGGCCGGCGGTTCTTCGGCCAGCTTGGCGAGGGTCAGGAACAGACGGCACCAAATAAAAAAGCCGCGCACCCCCGGCAGGGCCGGGAATGCGCGGCAAGGTCTCGCGCGGCTTCGCTATTCAACTCTAGCTCACGCCGCGAGCTTCGGCGCGGCGGTAATCGGAAAATACCGCGCCGTGAAAAGACAGGACGGGCAGCGGACGCGGGCCACGCCCGCCTTCGGCTGACGCGCCCCCAGCGGGAGGATGCGGCCGACCGACTTATGCCCCAACAGCTCCCCGCACCGGGCGCAGAAAAAGCGCCGGCGCAGGATTTGAGCGTGCAGCGTCGGACGCTCACACATAGGCTTCTCCTCTTTCAGGAAGACAGGATAGGCCGATCCCCCATTCTAACGGATCAATCCGCGCGGATGGATGGGTCTTTTGGCTCCGCCGACGTAGGCCGCGCCCGCATCAGCCGACGCGGTAGATTTGCCCGAAAGCGGAGCCGATGGTCAAATTTGGGTCGTCGGAGGTGATGCCGAATTGAATGAAAGCCCCCGCGTTCATTTGGATCAATTCCGAGACGCTGATCCGGGGGGTGTCATTGTTCCAGTTACTGTAGTATACGACCACGCGCTGCTCCGAGCTGCTGACCCCGTTGGGGCAAATTGCCAGGTCATAGAAATACACCGAGCCGACCGGGGGCGCGGACCCGCTGGCGGGCTCGGCGGTGATGTTCACCTGATACCAGCCAGTTTGCGGGAAGACGATCTTCGTGCTATTCGCGTCCCCGAACGTCCACGCGCCGGCCGGAAGGTTACTGCCGAAACCCCCGAACGTGCCGTTAAACTCGATGTAGCCGTTGCTCAGGCCGCTGTTGCTGTTCGAGAAGGTGCAGAGGACCGGCGACGGGAATCCGACGGGCGGCTGCGGCAGGCCCAAGGTCCTGACCGCGCCCGTGGTCGAATCCCAGTAGCACCAGACCGACCCATCTGGGTTAATGGGCAAGTCGGCATCATTGGGCGTGCGGATGTTGCCCACACCGTTTTTCAGCGTGATCGTGAAGCCGCCGACGTTGGTGAGGCAGAAGATTTGCTTCTGGTTCGTCCCGGATATCTGCCGCGGCGTGATGGTGTTGATGTTGGTGGCCGCGGCCACGGAGACCCGGTATACGATGGCCGGCTGGTAGCTGTTCAGGTTGATCGGGTCGGTGACGTTGCCCGTCGTCACGTCGTTGCCGTAGAGGGCTTTGGTGATGAAGAAGCCCGTCTGAACCTGGATATTTTGGTTGCCGTCCATCTGCAAGCCTTGGTTACAGATGGACAGGGGCTCGGCGGTGGTAGCCAGCAGCCGCCATTGGCTATTGGCGAACGGGTCGCGCCAGAAAAGCGCGGCGTCCCCGTTTTGCAGGGTAAGGTTTGTGCTCGTCGTGTTGGTCAAATCCTGCAACCCGTTGGGCAGGGTGTGCATGGAGTTGACCGTCCCCAACGTATTGGCGACGAGCGTAACCGGGCCGCCGCTGTTGTTGATGATCGCCTGGAGTTGGGCGCCGTTGGGCGCCGTGGCCGACATGGTGTTGATCGTGCCGATGCTGCCGGGCTTCATTTCCGAAACGACTTTGGCCGGCGAATAGCCATCGGTGAAATCCACGTTCTCGCCGTCCCAGCTCCAGGGGCCGGTCAGCTCTACATTCGTCAGCGATGAGTTGCTGACCGTGGCCGCCGGCGCGGTGATAAACACGGCCTGCCCGCTGGCCGCGTCAATGTCGATGAGCCGCGCCAGGTAAAAGCCGAGCGCCAGGGCGCCGCCGCCGTAGAGCTCGACCAGGCACGCCGGGCCGTCGATGGACTGGCCGGAATTGAAGTCCTGAATAAACGCGGCTTGCCGGCCGTTGCCGTCCTGCGTTGTGCTGCTGACCCGGACGTACCGCAAACACTCCCGGCCGCCCTCGCCGGCGTGGAAGCTCGGCGGCCGGTCGGCGGGCCGGCCCTCAAAGCGCCGTACCACGTCGCGGATTTTCAGCGCGGCCTCGCGGGTGAAGCCGACGGCAGGTAATGAATCTTCCCGACTCGCCATACTTAGGGTTGCACGTCACAACGGAGGTAGAGGTTTTGTAAGACGGCGTTGACCGGGCTGGCGCCGCCGCCGTCGTTAACGGTCAGGGACACCCGCACGTCGAGCCGCGAGCCCGGCAAGAGGTTGCTGGTGGTCAGGGCGAAATCGTAATTAGCCAAGGTCAGGCTGTTGCAATTGAGCGCCGAATTCGCCGCCAGGTTGCTCGACAGCGAGCCGTCGTCGTTCAACTGGTAGGCTTCGATCTGGACCGTCGCGGCCGTGTCGGCGACGTGGCCGGTCATGCCGGCGACGGCGCGCAAAGTCACGTTGCCGCCCGAAACGTAGTTGTCGGGCAGGTCCACGACGACGCGGGCGCGGCGGGTCGTGGCGCCGGCTTTCGCCAGGTCGCCCGTCTGCGCCTGGCTCGAAAAACTGCCGTAGGCGCCGGTGACCAGCAGCAAGTCGTCGGACTGGTTCTCGGGCGCCAGGAGCACGGTTACCGAGCCGCGGGCGTTGGTCATGGTGCCCGTTGGCGCGAAGCCGATGGCGGTGCCGGCGGGAATGTCGAGCGTGGCCGAAGTCGCCGACAGCGTGAGCGCCTGATTCGTCGCGGCCGTCCCCTTCAAGTTGATCGTGCCGGTGTGCAAGGTAGTGCCGGCCGAGACCGCCGTGCCGGATGCCGCCTTGTTGACCACCGCCGTCACGGCGCCGGCGTCGGTGCCGGCGACCTCGACACGCGCCGTAATCCCGACCACGCGGTAGTTGCGAAGCGCGACGAAGAAGGCGTCGTTGGTATCGCTCGGCGTCCACCGATACGTTACCGCGACCAATCCTTCCTTCGTCGGGTTGGCGCCGGACACGCCGACGCCGACGCCGGGCAGCCGCACGTCTTGCGCGTCCCAGGTTCGGAGGCGCGCCAGCTCGACCGGCTTGTTGACCAGGCTGCGCACCACGAATTTGCTGGTGGAAAGGTTGGCGTTGGCGGCGACGTGCTGATCCTTGACCGAACCGTTTTGCAGGTTGCCGACTACTTCTCCGGCCATTGGCTCTCTTCTCCGTCTCTTAAATCAGGTTTAACGCCGCGAAGGGGTGTTTCTTGTAAAGCACGAATTCGAGGTACACCGGGTCGAAGGCTTTCACCTGCACGCCGGGCTTCGACGGCGTGCTCGTGAACTTGGCGCCGCCGGCCAAGAGGTCGTTGCCGTCGGTGTCGTCGGTCTGGTTTTCGTCGTCGCCCTGGTCCTCGTCCTCCGGCTTGTTCGCCGACGGGATGGGCAGGCGGTGCCCCTGGCCGTCTAGGAGCTGTGGCCGGGATACCGGCGTCCGCGTCACGTCGTCGAGGATCACGCGGAGTTTCGGCGGGTTGTCCGTGGTCAGCTCTTCAAAGCCGGCGTCGAGTACGCGCGTCGGATTCCACAGGTCCTCGCGGTACTGAAGGACGTAGGTGACGCGCCAGAACAGGACGCCGTTTTCGTACTGCCGCGTGGCCTTCAATCCGAGCTTCCATGAAAACGGCGGTTTATTCCAAAACTGATCCGAATTCGTGGACTCGTTGTACTTGGTCATTACGTCCACGTCGAGCGGCCCCGGCTCGTTGCGGCCGATGGTGATTTGCAGCCGGTTTTCCGGCATCGTGATTGGCGGCAAGAACGGCACGCCCGCGCTATTGAGAATGGGCTTGCCGTTGCGGTCCTTCTCCAAGGCCCGCTCGGCGGTGACGAAATCAACCTCGATGTCCGCCGGCCGCTCCAGCGGGTTTTGCGCCTGCAGCGCAGGGTCTACCATGTCCGAGCCGTACTCGGCATCGACTTCGTAGACGTTGGGCTCGGAAGTCCGTTGCGGCCGGACGCGGGTACACCAGGCGCCGGCGTCGCCGTCGGTGAAGAGCTGGTAGGGGTCGCCGATCCGGGGGATGCCGGCGGCGAGCATGACCGTGGGCGGGCCGTCGGAAACGTCGTCGCAGATGACGCGGAATTTCTTGGCGTAGCGCCGGCGCAGGCGGTCGTTCATCTCGCCGCCGTCGCCCTGCCACATCAGATCGACCGAAAGGACTGCCATCGGGCGAAAAACTAAAATCCGAGCTTCACGACCTGCGGCTGCGGGTCGCGCAGTAGTTCCACCAGGCGGCGGCCGTTCTCGACCTGCGCCTTGGCCTGTTCGTTCAGAAGGCGAATGCCTTCCTCAATGCGGTCCTGTACGTTGCCGCCCATGCGGCTACGCAGCACCGTTTCGAGCGCTTCCTTCGATCCCTCCACCATGGCGCCGGCGGTCTTGCGCTCGCCGCCGTTGCCGGCGGCCGAATTGAAATCCTGAAAGAGCTTGCCCCGCGCCTTGTCGAGCTGGTCTTGGGTCAGCTTGCCGCGGCCGAACAGGGATTCGAGCGTGCCGGCCCGCTCGCGGAGTTTGTCTAAGGGACTTTGAATGTCGTCAATGACCTTCTTGGCTTCGCGCAAGTCGTTCAGCTCGTCGGCCAGTTGCAAGCCCTTCAAGTAGTCCTTTTGCGAGACGCCGCGGCGCAACAGGTCGTAAAGCTTCGCCTTCTCCGCGGCCATGCCGAACGTCTTGATTTGCTTCTCCAAGTCGGCGGTGAAGTCCGCCATGTCGGCGCGGAGCTTTTGCAGCGCGAGTCCCTTTTCCATCTGGCGGGACAGCATCTCTTGCGCGCGCGCGGCCTCTTCGTTTTTGCGCTTGAACTCCTCCAGCCATTCGCTGCCCATGAGGATGCGCGCGACCCACTCGGCGAGCGACTTCACCATGTCGATGAGGAATGAGATCGCCTTACCGATGACGGACTTGGCGTTGATCCAGCTTGCGACCCACTCGTACACGGCAGCCAGTGCCGGCGCGATGGCGGCGGCGATGCGCTGGCCGATGCCCTCCAGAATGCTCTTCATCTGCCCGAAGCCGCGGTTGGCCTGCTGGATGCCGGCGGCGTCGGCGCGGGACAGCTCGCCCATCAAGGTCCGCGTGTGTTCGGCCATCTCCGCCATGCCCTCCGATCCTTTACGGAGGAAGCGGTCCATGTCCTGCCCACTGCGGCCGAACAACTGGAACTCGGCGGCGGCGCGTTCGGCGGGCGTGGGCAGTTCCTTGATGTAATCGGCGATGCGTGCCAGTGATTGATCGAGCGGCAGTTGTGCCAGCTCGTCGCCGGCCAGGCCCAGCGCCTTGAAGCCCTTGGCGGCGTCGCTGCCGTCGATGGTGGCTTGCCCTAATTCACGCTGAAGGTGTGTGAGTTGCAGGGCGAATTCTTCCGGGCCGAGGCCGGCCGCCTTGGCGCCGTGCTCTAAGCCGCGGAAGGTCTCAAAGGCGATGCCGAGCTGGTCGGCCATCTTCGCCGTCGCCGGCACGCTCTGCCACGCTTCGCGGGTGTACTCCTTGATCGAATCGACCGCACCGTGGACGGCGCCGGCGAGGAAGCCGGCCGCCGCGCCGACCGCGCCCATCGCCACGCCCGGCAGCATCCCGCCGGCCGCCTGGAGGAAGGCGCCCGAGCCGGTGCCGGCCACGGCCTTGGCGGCGGCGAGGCGCTGCTTGAAGCCGCCGAGCATCCCCTCGGCCTTCTTGATGCCGTGCTCGAATCCGGCGGCGTCGGCGACGACGTTGACCAGGATCGTCCCGATTGTCGCCATTGCGCATCCCTTACTTAATGCCGAAAGCCATCTTGAGCCGGGCTTCGATTTCCGCGGCCGACTGCTGCCGCGGCCGGCCGGCCGGCATGAAATCTTCCGGCCGGACTTCCTGCCCCGGCTTCGTGTGCGGGCTGACCGCCGCGGCGGCCACGGTGCCGGCCTGGCGCCACTCGTCCCCGAAGGGCTCGATCTGCCAGTAGGCGAGCCAGGCGACGAATTCATCCTCATCGACCGTCGCCTGCGCCTCGCGGACGCTGCGCCCCAGGGCCAGCGCTAGGCGGTGCCAGAAGCGGCGTTCGGGGCGCTCGCGGAGTTTTTTTCGACTTCCTCCACGTCCTCGCGGCGCATCCGCGAGTGCTTCCGCGCTTCCTCGAACAGGAAGTCGATGGCCGCGCTGTCGAGCGGTGCCAGTTCGGCCGCGCCCTTGTCGGCGTCGGCAAACCACGGCGTCCCCTTTTCGTCGCACAGGACGCGGGCCACGAGCCGGGCGCGGAGGTTCCTCAGGTTCTTCTTGGCGCCGCCGTCGCCCACCACGCTCGCCTCCCAGGCGTCGCGCTCTTCGGAGGGCAGCGAGCGGATGAATACGTCGCCGAGCTCGGGGACGCTGACAGGTTTGACGCGCACGCGGGCGCCGGCCAGGAAGTCGGCTTTGGACAATGCCATGTCAATTCCTTGAAGCACCAAGAACCAAACCCGAAATCCGAAAGCGGCCCTTCGGATTTGGTTCTTCGGATTTCGGGTTTAACTTGAGGCCGTGTAGGTGATCGCCCCGGACACTTTGAGCGTGGCCGAGGCGGTCATTTTGTCGTTGATCGGGACTTTCGGCTGAAAGCCGGTCATGAAGCCGCTGAAGGACAGTTTGGGCGGGTTGATCTTCCCGCTCGGAATCGGGAAGGTGATGGTGATCGTCTCCGCGGGCTGGTCGATGGGCGGCACGGCGTCGGGGTCGAAATTGATGTCCACCGACACCTCGCCGCGGTCGATCAGGTTGGACGGGATGAACGTCATGCCGCCCGCCGTGCCCATCGTCGTACCGCTGTTGGTCGTGTCGATGGCCTTCCGCTGCTGGTTGGGGCCGTTGACGGCCGTAATCATGGCGAAGAAGCCGCTATGGAAGGTAATCGATACCCCATACCCTTCGTTGGCCGGGTTGCTCATCGGTCAGGTTCCTCTCTTGCTCGTTAGTGGGCCGGCGCGCCTGAGGGCGCGTTGCCCGATGCCGCCGCCTGCTGCGCGACGGCGTAGGTCACTTCGATATCGACGTAAGGCCCGACCAGCGGGACGCCGGTCGCGTCCTCGGGCTCGGAAAGGTCGTCGCCTTCGTCCACTACCCAGCAGCGCTGGATCGTGAAGCCGTTAGCCTCGCCCCGCCAGCCGTCGAGCTTTTCCGCCACGGGGTCGATCAGGCCGCGGAGCGTGTCGTAGGCGTTGGCGTGGCCCCAGCAATTCAGACGGAGCCGCACCGTCTTAACCCCGCTGCGGCCGGCGCTCGACTTGTCGGCCGAGCCGCCTTGCCGGCGGTAGGTGATGAAGGGCGGCGGTGTCGTTGCCGGGGCGAACACCGGAAAGACCGGCACGCCGGCCAGGCCGTCCACGCCGCTCACCAGGGGCTTGAGCCAGCGGCCGATGTCAGCCATTGAGCGCCGCCGCCTCCCGTTCGATGCCTTCCACGATCTTCGACTGCGCCACTTGCTTGGCCGCCTCGCCCTGGTCCTGGTAGGCGCCTTGGATGAAATGCCGGCCGGGGATTTGCTTGCGGTGGTCCGCCCGTCCCTTTTTCACCCGGCGGCCGGACTTCCAGCCGAACTCCTCGAAGGCGCCATAGAACTCGTCGCCCTTGAACCATTCTTTGCCGACGGCCACTTGCACGCGGACGCTGTTGGGGTACTTGCGGCTCCGCTTGCCCGCGCGAACTTTAATGGCGCCGGCCAATGCCCCCGTCCGCTTGGGCGCCTTGGCGACGGCCGCGGCCTTGACGAGCTTCGCCGCCGGCCGCAGTCCTTCGCGCAGGACTTTCTTTTGCACGATGCGTGGCAACGCCTGAAAGGCTCGGTCGAGCTTGTCGTCGCCGGTGAGCGTGAATTCCAGGGCCGGCCCGTCAAACGCCATGCGCTACGCCGCCTCCAGGCACAGCAGCTCTAACCAGACGTGCCGCTCTTCCAGGTCGCGGACGACTTCGATCATGAGCACCCGCGCCTGGCTCCAGTCCAGGCCCGGCACCTTGTACAAGAGCCGGTGCCCGCGCTTGACGCCGGGCGTGTAGCGCAGGCGCACCGTGTGCGTCACCGTGGCCTGCGCCTGCTGCATCGCCCAATACTCGCGGCCGGTCGTCGGCTCGACCGAAGCCCAGCGCTCGGCGTAGGTCTGCCAGCCTTCGGTGTGCTGGCCGGTCGGCGTCTGGCCGGCCCCCTGATCGCTTTGCAGCCGGACGAGCTTGCGGAGCTTGCCGGCTTTGGGCATGTCGGCCACGCGGCCCTCGCTTAGGGATGCAGCGTGCCCGACAGGCAGGGCCGGGTGCGCAGGTTGTTCGTGCTCGTGGCCACGCCGATGACGGTCACGTTCCAGCCGGTCACGAGGTCCGACACCGGCGCGATGCCGCCGGGGTTGGCGCCCGAGAGGACGTAGACCTGGCCGACGGCGAGCGTGGCGCCGACGTTCAGATCGCCCAAGGTCAGGACCGACAAGGGCTGCCCCGGCGCGGCGTTATTAAGCGCGATGCCGTAGTAGACCTGCGCGGCCGGCGTGGCGCTGTTGGCCTGGGCCAAGCGGTATTTGTTGTCGGCCGGGTCTTTGTAGACGGCCTGGCCGGCGTTCACTTGTACGCCGGCGGTGCCGGTTTCAACCGTCGCGCCCGCGGCGGCCGCCACGTTCGCCGACGTGATTACGAGGTCTGCCATTGGCGGGCGCTCCCTCTAGCTCGCGTAACTCCAGGGGTCGGCGTACCAGTGTTCCGGGTGTTGCTCGGATTGAGGAACGCTCAACGCGAACGCCAGCCATGTCCCGTCCTCTTGCCGAACGGCTTCCGCCGCGTGGACTTCGCCGGCGGCATCGACCGCCGCCACGGCGACAACGCCCGGCGCGGCGACGCGCGGGCCGTCGTACTTCACACCATCCACCGTGGGCACAACCGGCACCGGCGCCGGCGTGGGCGCCGCCGGCGCCGGCGGGAGAGCGGGCGACAAGTCTGCCACCACCTTGGGCGGATCGAAGGCGTGCCCGTCGTTGCCGGAGTGCAGGTCGAAGACCTGCATCCCGGACTGGAAAAATACGTCCACGTCACGGCCGCTCACCGACAGCGCCAGCGCGTCGTGCGCCGCCGGCACTTCGAGCGGCGTGAACCAGTCCGGCACCTGGACCGTCACGAATTCCCGCTTCAAGGGCGATACGTCGGTGTTCGGGTCAACCTTGGTTTCCGGGCCGATCATTAACTGATAGACCGACTCCGTGACCGGGTGCGAGTGCTGGAGGTAGACCGTGCTGCCGCCCGGATCGGCCGCCAGCGCGTACCGGCCGCCGTCGGCCGCCGGCACGGGGTTGCCGGGCAGGTAGCCGGCGGCGCTTAAGAGCGTGCGGCCTTCGAGGGCTTCGATTTCCAGCTTGGTTGCGCGTTTCATCTCAGAAGGTACTCACCTTGAAATTCTGGTACTGGTCGGCCGAGGTCTGGTTGGCGCCGCCGCGCTCGAAGCCGCAATAGGTCCCGTAGCGCGTGATGCCCGTCGCATAGCTCAGGACCATGACGCCGTTGACCCAGCCCGAAATCGTGGTCCCGTCGTCGCGGATCGCCAGGTGGTTCTTTTGCCCGGAAGTGAACGCGGTCGAGAATGTCGCCTTGGCCGTGGCGACGCCGCCGTTGACGACGTAGAGCACGGCGCGGCCCGACGATTCGAGGCCGAAGAGCCAGCCGTTGCCGGTCGTGTTCCAGTTGGGCCCGTCCGCGGCCAAGGCCAGATAGCCGCTGTCCGTGTTCGAGTTGGTCGCGTCCACTTCCACGAGGACGCGCTGCTTGCCGAAGTCGTGCGCGGCGGCGCGGACGTTCGTCCCGGTATTCGAGACCAGGACGTTCGAGCCGTTGCAACTCCAGGTGCCGGCGCCTTGGACCGAATAGGTGTAGCCGGTATCGGCGGTATGCGCGGCGATCTCCGCCGTGCCCCCGAAGGTGTCGCTACCAAGGACCGTGGGGTTGTAGGTCGTGGCCCCGAAGGCGTCGGCGTAGAAGGCTTTGGCGGAGGCGGCCCCGTTGACCCACAGGCCGGCGTAGCCGCCGGGCAGGGGCGCGGGCAGGGCGTAGCTGCCGACGAAGGCGCCGTTTAAATAGAAGTTCGCCGTGGTGCCGTCCCAGGTCGCCGTGACGGCGTAATCGAGCGCGGAGTTGGCCGTGGCCGCCAGGTTGAATGTGGCGATGGCGTTCTGAACCGCGCCGCCGATATACTCGCGCAAGTACAGATGCCCGCCCGGCGCGTCGAAGTAGGCGACCCAGCCGTTTTGACCGGCGGCGTCGAAACCGAACGCCACGCCGGCCTGGTTGCCGCTGACCACGGGGAATTGGACCTGCAACTCGACGGCGATGGTCGCACTCAGCCCGGCGTTCAAAAGCCAAATGTCGTTGGAGGCGCCCGCGAGGCTGAGCACGCCGCCCGTAATCGTGCCCGTGCCCGTGCCGGCGGCGCGGCTCCAGGTGGCCGTGCCCGGCCGCGTCGGCGCGATCGTGTGCGACGCGAGGCCCGTGCCGTCGGCGTCGCTGAAGAGGTCCAGGGCCACGTGCGGGTTGCACCAGGCCGCCGTGCTCGACACCTTGGTGGTCGTCGCCGGGCTTTGCTGGCACGTCCCGCCCTTGCCGGTAATGACGCCGGGCCAGGCGCCTTGCTGCTGGACCACGCCCCCCGTCAAAGGCGACTGCGGTAGCTGCAGATAGCCGTAGGCCACAAGCTGCCGCGGCCCCGAGGCACTGACGTTCGGCCAGGTGCCCGATAGCGGCGTGGCGTAAATCCAGCAGCGCGGCGGAGCGGACGGCTGCGGCGAGCTGTCAACGTAGGTATCCACGATCCAGGCGCTGCCGCCCGGGGCGTTGATAAAACCGCCCAGCGCGATCGAGAAACTTTCGGGCGTGCCGCCGTTCGACCCGCAACTCATGGGCTGCGTGATGGGCTGTAGCGCGAGCTGGAAGCTGCCGCGCGGGATGCCCAGGCCCGCGTAGCCGGCCCAGGGCGGGTAGCTGGCGACGATGCCGGCCGCCGAGGGGCACAACGGGCTGTTGAAGGTCGGCGTGATGTTGCCGCCGACACCGGCGATGATGTCGGAGCCCGCCGCGTCGGTGAGCCCGTAGGTCTGAACGTGCAGGCCGTCGGAGCCGGCGACTTTGTTGAGGTACGGGATGGAGCCGTTGCCGTAGGCCGTCTGGAGGCTCAAGCTGTTGGACAGCATTTGTCCGAGGGCGCCGGCGTACGGGTGCGAAAAGCCCCAGCGGCCGCCGGTCGTGTTGGCGGCGGGCGGCGTGGCGGACGAACCGGCGACGCCGTTATCGGCAAAGCTCGTCGCCGGCGCGGTGGAGGCGTCGGGCGCGGTGATCGTGGCCACGAGCAGGTTTTCGCCGCCGGCCGCGGTGCCGCGGTAGACCTTGTAACCGGCCGCGCCGGTGACGCCCGTCCAACTGACGTTGACCGTCTGGTTGCCGGCCGTTGGCGTGGCGGTGACTTCCGAGGACGGCGTGGACTCGCCGCCGTTGGTGGTCGTGACCTTGTAGTAATACGCCTGGTTGACCGTGAGCGTGCCGCCGGCCGCCAGTGCCGCGGCCACGCCGCCCGGCGCGGCCAGCTCCGGGTTGGAGCCGCTGAGGTCGGTCGGCGAGACGGCGTGCCGCTGGGGCAGGGTGCCGTCCGCGTCGTGCCAGACTTCGCTGACCGTCTGGAGCGTGAGCCCGGCCGGCGGCGCGGGCACGCTCGGCAGCGCCGGCGCCGTAACGGTGATCGGCCCGAAGTTGAGCGTGCTCGCTTCCGAGCCCTTGGCCCAGCCGGCGCGGGTGTTGCCCGCGTAGGTCGCGCTCGCGTAAATGACGACGGCCGTCGGCCCCGCGGTCACGTCCGTGACCGTGAAGCTGACCGATTGCGGCGTGACCGCGGCGGTGAAGCGGTAGACGTGCCCGGAAACGTAGCTCAAGCCGCTCACCGGCCCGGCGACCTGGGTCTCGGTCGTATCGCCGTTGGCCGCGGGCGCCTGCGTGTAGACGTACAGGTTGCCGTCGGTGCCCAGCCGGCAGACGACGCCGCTTTGGCGGTCCTGTCCGCCGCGTACCTTCACACCGCCAGAGCACGCGGCGGCGGCGCCCGTCATGGTGAGCGTGACGGTGTAGCTCGTTGACAGCGTGTCGGTCGTCAACTGCGTGCGGTAGCCGGCGCCCGAATAGGCTTGCAGAACGCCGTCGGCGGTGATGGACCAATTCGGGTTGCTGGCGTTGGCGGCCGGCGCCTGCGGCGCGGCGTAGTTGGGCGTGTACCCTTCGACCCGGTGCATGTTGCCGTAGAGGCCCACGGGGTAGGGGTAATGGAAATCTCCGCGGTTGAGGTACGGCCCTTCGGCGGGGTCGTTCGAGGTGTTGTAATACAGTGCGTCCTGCACGAGCGTTACGCCCGCCGTCGCGTCGTCATAGAGCAGTAAATCCACGCCGCCCTCCTACAACTGCCGCGCGATGAGGGTGATCGTGGAATCCTGGCCCTGGTTGACCGGGCCGCCCGACGTGCCCGAGCGCAGTTTCAGGTAGCGCAGGTTGGCGTACTTGGAAGGACTGAGCATGATCCAGCGCGAGGCCGATGGGCTGGTCAAAGAGACTTCCTGGCTCTCGTCATAGACGGAGAAGAAGTTGGTCCCGTCGTAGGAGCCTTCGAGCGTGAGGCTGGCCGCCGTCCATGCCGCCGGCATGACCAGGCCGACCAGGCTCAGGTCTTCGAGGTCGATGACGCCCGAAACCGACTGGCCGTTGGCGATCGTGACCGGTTGGCTCTTGAGGCTGCCGGCGGCGTTAATCGCGCTCCACTGCGGCATTGGTCGCTGCGCTCCAAAATCCAAATTGCAAGCCCGAAGTCCGAAGGACCAAATCCGAGGCTCGAAACTCGGATTTCGGATTTCGGATTTGGTTCTTCGGACTTCGGGCTTTACCCGTAAGGTCCGTAGCTCGCGCTGTCGAGCAAGTCGTGAACGCGGTCCGTCTGCGCCTGCGTGGCTTCGCGGTTCTCGTAA